TGATGGCTAAAAAGACCGGCGAGCAACTGATCGATGAGGCCCGCGGCCTGTGGGAAGAGGCCGCGTCCGAGGATCAGCAGAACGACGTTGAAGCCGAGAAGGATCTAAAGTTTCTCGCGCTTGAGCAGTGGACCGACGAGGACTGGCGCGCGCGCGTGAAGACGGGCCGGCCGGCGTTCGTCATGGACCGGCTCAACCAGTATGTAAATCAGGTCTGCAACGACATTGCGATGAACCCGCCGGGCGTGAAGGTGCGCCCTGTTGACGGCGGCGCGGACGTGAAGGTTGCGGAAGTCTTCAACGGCCTGATCCGCAATATCGAGGCGCAGAGCAACGCCGAAGCGGCTTACGTGTGGGCGGCGCGCAACGCGATCTCGTCCGGGCGCGGCTATTTCCAAATCGCCTACGACTACGCGCCGGGCTCTTTCGAGATGGAACTTGGCGTCCGTCGCCTGGCGTCCCCGTTCGCGGCGCGGTTCTACGCCGGCACGCTGGACCCGACCGGCGCCGACGCCGAGGGCTGCTGGGTTTCCGAATACCTCCCGCGCTACGAATACGAAAAGCGGTTCCCCAAAGCCCAACTTATCGGCTGGGAAGACAACACGTTCTGGGGCGATTGGAAGCGCGGCGATTACGTCCGTATTGCCGAGTGGTGGCGCAAGGTGCCGATGAAGCGGAAGTTGGTCCGCTTCAACGATGGCGTGGTTCTCGACACTACCGACCGCGAGGACAACGACGTTCGCGAAATCGCACTGATGCATGGCGGCGTGCAGGGCGAGCGGACGGCGGAAAGCTATCGCGTCGAAATGCGCCTGATTAACGGCGCGGAGCAGTTGGAAGAAACGGCGGAGTGGCCGTCTTGCTATCTGCCGGTCGTGCGGGTGACGGGCAACATCCTGAACGTGGGCGAGCGGATTATCTACCGCAGCCTTATCCGCGGCGTGCGGGATGCACAGGTGTTGCTGAACGTCTCACGCTCGTCCTACGCCGAGGCGACCGCGATGGCGCCGAAAGCGAAGTGGATCGGCACGCACAAGCAGTTTTCCGCGAATAAACAGCACTGGGCTAACGCGAATCAGATTAACCTGCCGTATCTCGCCTTCACGCCGGACGAGAAGAACCCTGGCCCGCCGCAGCGCGTGGCGCCTGACATGCCGGCCGCTGCGCTGTTGCAAGACGTGCAGATGGCGGTTGCCGACATCGAGGCCGGCGTTGGGATCTACCGCGAGAATCTCGGCAAGGAGTCCAACGCGGTTTCCGGCAAGGCGATCCTTTCGCGCCAACGTGAGGGCGACGTTGGCACGTTCAACTGGTCTAACGGGCTGGCCGGCGCCGTGATGCAGGCGGGGCGCATCTTCGTGGATATGATCCCGAAGCTTTACGACACGCCGCGCATGGTCCGCACGCTGGGCGAGGACGGGAGCGAGGACTTCGTTCGCGTCAACCACCAGATGCAGATGGGCGACGGTCGCATCGTCACGGTCAACGACCTGTCGGCCGGGCGCTATGACGTGGTGGCGTCTGTCGGCCCGTCGTTCTCGTCGCGGCGCGAGGAAGCGCGGGAAAGCATGCTGGCCTATTTCCAGGCCAACCCGCAGGCAGCGCAGCAGATGGGCGACCTGTTCGCCAAGCACATGGATTGGCCCGGCGCGGACGAGTTCGCGGCGCGGGCGCGGCGCATCGCCATCATGGGCGGGCTTGTGGACCCCGATCCGCAAGACCCTGACGACGCCAAGCTAATCCAGAAAATGCAGTCGCAGCCGCAGCAGCCGGCGGCAGACGTGATGCTCGCGCAGGCCGAGATGGCCAAGGCGCAGGCCGCGCAGATGAAGGCCGAGACGGACCGCGCGATTGAAATGCAGCGGTTGCAGTTGGAGCAGGCCAAGGTGCAGCTTGAGGCGATGCGCCTTGAGATGGAAGCGCAGCAGGCCGGGCAGAAGTTGTCCATTCAGGCCGCGGATATCGCGAGCAAGATCCAGGAACGCCAGGCGTCCACCATGCGCGAGGGCGTCAAGGGCACGATTGATGTGGTTGAGCGTGTTGTTCAGGCGCGCCAGCCGCAGATGATGCCGGCCATGCCGGCAAACGGAATGCAGGCGCCCGCGTGAGGTTTGCCTACGCCGATCCGCCGTATCTCGGCTGCGGCCGCATGTATGCGGCGCATCATCCCGACGCGCTGATATGGGATGACCCCGAAACGCACCGGCGGCTGATTGAGCGGCTGTCCGACGAATACCCAGACGGTTGGGCGCTGTCGCTTCACGTGCCGTCGCTGCAAACGCTGCTGGCGTTCTGCCCGAAGGATGTTCGCGTTGGCGCCGCCTGCAAGACGTTCGGCCAGATCCGGCCAACCCGCGTGCAATGGATGTGGGAGCCGGTGATCTGGCGCGGCGGTCGAAAAGGGCGAACCAATCCCAGCCCGCGCGATTGGATTGCCTACAACACGGCGCCGCGGTCAGCTGCGCGTGATGGCGGCTTAATCGGCGGAAAGCCCATGGACTTCTGCATGTGGGTGTTTTCGTTGCTCGGCGCCCAGCGAGGCGACACGCTTGACGACCTGTTCCCCGGCACGGGCGCGGTAAGCGCCGCCTGGGCCGCCTTCAACGCGGCGCCGTGTCCGTTGCCGCTGCTGCCTTTGGAATTGGAGGCGGTCTAACCGCTTCCCTTGACCTACCTGCGCGGGTCTGACGCGCGGGGGCTTATCGCCTGGGCCTTACCAGTGCGCGCAACCCGCTATGGGAAACCCAATGTCTGATACGTTTACGCTGGACGCCCCGCAGGGCGAGCCGGCTTCCGGTGTTGCTGGCGTCACCGACGACAAAACGCTTGAGCAGGCCGCAAATACCGAAGCGTCGGCCACTTCGGAACCAGAACCCGATGACGATGACGGGGGCGACGAGCAGCCGCAGCAGCGGCAGAGCCGCGCCGAGCGCCGCATCAGTCATCTCGCGGCACGGGCTACGAACGCCGAGACGCAGCTTGCCGAGGCCATGCAGATCATCCGCCAGATGGCGGGCGGTCAGCAGCCACAGCAGCAGCAGCCAACCAACGCACCACGCGCACCGCAGGCAGACCCGCTTGCGGCGTTTGTGGCGCAGCAGGTTGGCCCGGCGCCCAAGCCAGAGGATTTCGCCGCTGGGGAGTTTGATCCCGGCTTTCGCGAGGCCGAGCGGGACTATATCCGCAAGGCCGCGGCAGTCGAGGCGCAGGCTCGTATTTCGCAGCAACTGCAACAGGCGCAGATCGCGACCCGTGAGCAGGCTCTTGCCGCGAACCTGGCCCAGCAAGTGGCAGCGATAGAGAAGTCTGACCCGGACGCCCGGCAGGCCATTGGCGAACTTGGCGTGAGGCTCGGCCGTGCCGGGCAGCAAGGCCAGTTCGTCGCCAACGTCATCGCCGAAATGGGCGCGGACGTGGCCTATCACATTGCCAGAAATCCCGAGGTTGAGGCGCGTCTTCGGTCGTCTCCGGTCCCGGCTGCACTGATCGAACTGGGTGCCATCCGCGCGAGCCTACAGGCCGCAAAGACGGCGCCTCCGGTGCAACCTACCTCTGCGCCTCCCCCACCACCCCGCGCTGTGCGCGGCGGGGGATCGGCCTCGCCTGACCTCGATAAAATGTCCGTTGAGCAGTTCGCTGCTTTCCGGAATCAGCAGGAATACGGCAAACGCTGATCGCAGAGGGCATCCCATGAAAGGGACGCTCTGTGGCTACGCTTATCACGCCGTCCATCGTGACGAAGGAAGCCCTTCGTCTGCTGGACAACGAGCTGATCGCCAAGAAGCTCGTTTATACCGACTACAGCAACGAGTTCATCCGCGGCGTTGGGACTTCGGTGACCATCCGCCGTCCGCTGGCGTTCTCCGTCCGCAACTCCATGACTATGTCCGTGCAGGACCCCGTGGAAGGCAGCGTCTCGCTGACCCTCGACAAGGTTGCCGGCGCGGATATCCGGTTCTCGGACATCGAGCGCACGCTGACCATCGAGGAATACTCGGACCGGGTTCTCAAGCCGGTGATGCGCGGCATCGCGAACAAGATTGACCGCGATATCCTCGACAACACCAAGTATTTCTGGTCCACCGTCGGCACGGCCGGCAATCGCGTCACGACCTGGGCCGGCTTTGCCGCCGCGCCTCAGCGACTGATGGAGATGGCCGTCCCCGAGGGCGACACCCATGCGGTGATGACCCCGAACGACGGCTATGGCCTGGCGGGCGCCTTCACGGGCGTTTACGTCAACGACATTGCGCGCCCGGCCATCGAGCGCGCGAAGCTGCCCAGCCTTCCCGGCATGGCGGCGGCCTACATGTCCAACAACCTGCCGGTTGTGACTGCCGGCACGCGCGTCCTTGCTGACGGCCTGACCAACGGTGCTTCGCAGACCAGCAACTGGGCGGACGTGCGAACCACGTTCAAGCAGGATCTGATCTGCGACGACTTCGCGGCCAGCGCGACCTTCAAGGCGGGCGACGTGTTCACGCTCTCGGGCGTGTATGCGGTCAACCCGGTCCTGTCGGGCGACGGCACCACGACCCTGAAGCCGAACTACAGCTACCTTCAGCAGTTCGTTGTGCTTGAGGACAAGCAGGCCGATGGCGCTGGCGCCGTTACCCTGTCCATCTCGCCGCCGCTGATCACGTCCGGTCCCTACCAGACGTGTTACAACAGCAACGCGAACACGGACGGCCTGACGATTACCTTCGTCGGCGCGGCTTCGGCCATCATGCCGGTGAATGCGGCCTTCCATCGTAACGCCATCGCGTTTGTGACCCGCCCGCTGGAAATGCCGGCCGGCGTCACCGACTGCGCGCGCGAGACTTACAAGGGGATTTCCCTGCGTATGACTCCCGTGTGGGATGGTATTTCCAGCGTGCAGAACTGGCGCTTTGACATCATCTACGGAACGCAGATGATCGACGGGCGCCTCGGCACGCGCTTCTTCGGCGCATAAGGAGGCGCTGCAACTATGGCACTTCGCGAACTGAGCGACGGCAACCCGGACGGCACTCGCCTGGGTCAGTCGTCTTCCGACAAGCTGGGCTTCTATGGGCTTTCGACGCCCATCGTGCGCCCCAGCGTGACGGCCTACACGACCACCACGGCGGCGACCTCGACCTCCCCGTGGGGCTTTGCGACGTCCACGCAGGCCGACGCGGTGAACACCGCGGCGCGGCAGGCGGTGACGGCGCTGCGCGCGCTCGGCCTCGGCGGCTGAGGAAAGGCGGGGGACGGGGCAACTCGTCCCCCGCAACCTTCATGGCGGAGAAGGTCATCATTGCAACGCCGGTTTTCGGCGGGGCCTTGGGGCGCTATGTCGCCTCGCTTACCAAGACGCTGCACGCGTTGCAGCAAGTCGGGCAGCCGTATGACGTGCTGATTCTCGACGGAGACGCCTACATTGCGCGTGCGCGGAACACGCTGGCGCTGTCGTTCATGCAGGGCGATGGCGATGTGCTTTTCTTCATTGACCAGGACATGGGCTGGGATCCGGAAGGGTTCTTCCGCATCCTGACCGCGGACGCGCCGGTAGCGGCGGCGGCGTATCCGATGAAGAACTCCTGGCAGGAATGGACGGCGAACCTTGCCACGGACAATGGCGAACTGATCGGCCGGGCTCGCGCCGACAAGACGGGCCATCTCATCGAGGCAGAGTCCATTCCGATGGGGTTCACGAAAATCACGCGGGATGCGCTCACGGTGATGCGCGAGAAGCGCCGCGAGCATGACTGGCCGAACCCGCTGAACCCGGAGAAGTTTTTTCACAACTGGTTCGCAACGCCGCCGTCCGCGACTGAGGGCATCGTGGGCGAGGACGTGTGGTTTAGCCGCGAGTGGCGCCGCATCGGCGGCAAGTTGTGGGTAGATCCGGACGTGACGCTTGACCATGTCGGCCAGAAGGCTTGGACCGGCAACCTGCACCAGTTCCTGATGGGTCAGGCGCCGCCTGACACCAACGCGGACGGGTTTGGCGAGGAAATCTAATGGCAACCAACCTGCAACACGTCACGCGCGCGCTGCGCCTTATCGGCGTGTTGCAGGAGGGTGAGCAGCCGTCCGCGGATGCCGGCGCCGACGCGCTGGTTGCGCTTCAAGCCATGCTGGCGTCCTGGGAGGGCGAGGGCGTCCCGCTGTCCGGGCTTGTCGGGCAGACGTTGACGCTCGGCGCGACCCTGCCGCTGCCGGCCACGCATGACGACGCGATACAGACGAACCTCGCGCTGCGCCTGGCGCCCGAATACGGCGCGTCTGCGGTCATCTCGCCGCTGTTGGTGGAGCGGGCCGATACGTCCTTCCGCACACTTCAAGGGCAGTATGCCGACGACATTCCGATGAGCGTTGAGCCGGCGCTGATCCGCGGCGGGCGCGTCTGGTGGGATTGGAGTTTCAATGGCTAGAGAACCCGCTCCCCGCACCGCGTCGCGTTATCAGCGCGGGCTGTCCTACGAGCCGGGGCTTGCCGACAGCCGCTATCGTCCCGAGCGGATGACCGGCGGCGGCGGCGGGCCGGTGACGAATGTCGGCGGTGGCGTGTCCCCAATTGTGCCGCCGGATGATGACGACGGGATTGTCGTCCCGATTGGCGGCGGCGGCGGCGGCGGGAGCCTCGGCGCGATTGGCGGCGGCGCGGGGCTGCTTGCGGCGCTCGCGAACCCGAACC